AACAATAGTGTGTTCATTTGTTAAAGTGCCTGATGTTGCAGTTCCTTCAATTGTTGGATGACTAATGTGCCAATCAGTTGATCCTACTTGTACCCAACTGTTTGTATCGTTTTTGAAATAGATTGGATTTGTTACAGTAGTTGTGTTAATAGCGTACTGTCCTTTTGATCCATATTCTGGTCTTGGTGCACCTGTTGTTGAATTTCCAACTAGGTCAGTAGCTGAAGTGATTAATTTTGGTGTAATTGCCGTAAACGATTGATTTGTGCTTGACCATTCAAATAGTCCATAACTTGAACTTGTTAAGTCAAACCAATATGTTCCATTTACTGGATTTGCCGTTGGTGCTGAAGAAGAACCTATTAGGTCTGAAGTGTTTACATTTACTCTTAAAATAAACGCTTTGTTGGCAACTCCAAGGAATGAGTATGCCGCTTGTAAACCGTATTCATTTAATTCGTAGCCATTTAATGATCCACCTGCCGCATCTGTGTAAAATTTTGGATCGCCAAATGTTTCTGTTAATTCTCTTTGTGATGATATTAAAAAAGCCTGATTAGCGTTTGCTGTCTGTGTTCCAGATGCAGTGCCATCATTAGCTCCGTTCTTTTTATCTTGTCCAGATGCTACAATTATAAGTGGAGTTGTACCCGCATCTGATGGTACGTAAAAACTTTCATCTATAACTGAAACGTTTACTCCTGGACTAACTAAATTTGCCATATTTTTAAACTCCTTGCAAGGTTCTAATGCTCTATTTATTGCATATAAGGTAAAACACTGCAAAACTGTGTCATAATTTGGTACCTATATAGGGCACGTAAATACACATAATGAAAAGACCACTATGTAAAACCTGTTTACAAAAGCCAAGATCGTATGGCTATAAGAAGAAGAACAAGATTTATTATCGTAGCCAGTGTGACAGTTGTATCCGTAAAAAAAATAAACAGAAAACTGGATACTCTCCAAAATGGCACACAGCAGGTTATAGGAAAAAAACACGTTGTGAATTGTGTGGATTCAAAGCAAGAGATACAGTGCAATTAAATGTATATCATGTTGATGGTCGTATTAATAACACTTCTACATATAATTTAAAAACAATTTGTGCAAACTGCCAAAGGTTAAAAAGTATTCAAGATTTAGGGTGGACTATTGGGGACCTGGAACCAGATGCGTAGTCATATCATAGATTTGTTTGTGTAAAGATTCTATGGTATGTGTATTCTCTAAAATGTAGTCATAATCAGTACCTATCCAATCCCATTCTGATTGATGAGCTCCTGATTCTATCATTGTTTTTTTATTAGGGATTTCAGTTCTTTTTACAAGCACTATTTTGCCACCATTTTTTCTAATTTGATGTATTTCATTTACAAATCTAGTATCTGATATTACTGTATTTTGTCCTTTATATCTTGCCATGCAAGAATCAACCCATATTGAATCTAACATTTGTCCTCTACAGACTTCAGTACCAAAATATTGTAAAACCCATCTAGGAGTTACTTCACGACCAAATTTTTCACTCCAAAATTTGTCAGGTTGTTCTCTCCAGTGTCTACTAGAATCAGTTTTGCCTTCTAGCATTTCTCTGTTCCAGCCAAAAATACTAGCAGTAGCGTCTTTTAATGATTTTGCAAAACTATCTCTTTGGTAACCATGATGACTAACCAGTCTTTCAGCCACTGTATCTTTGCCTGATCCTATCAAACCTACTAAACCTATAAGCATTTTATAAGTTTAACAGACTTATATTCTTTTTTCAAGTTCTAATTTTGTTTGTCGGATTGTTTTTAGTATTAGATCACGCATACTTGGACTTGTTGCAATTTTACTAATATTTTCTAATGCAATTACCATTTCTTCTAATTCTTTGAAAGATAAATCTGATATTTTTTTGGGTTCTTGAGCCATAATGTTTTGCCTGTACAGTTTTTATTTTATTTAATATGTAAAGATAAAAAATTAACCGATAACAAAACTATGTGGAGTGCCACCTTCTGCAAAATTACCTATTTCAGCATCAAGTCTTTCCATTTCAGCAATACCTTGCTGTTTTAGTTCTCCACCATTTAATGTGGTACCACCTTGTGGACCAGCAATGGTGTTAAATTTACCTCTTGCTTCACCAAGAATAGTTTTTGCTACGCCAAGTGCATAATCTCTTATCCATGGTTTAGAATACACATCTTTTAAAAGTGTAATATCTGGTCTAAAGTTGTCAGTATGCATCAAGACAGTTTCGTCATCTGCTCTTGGTCTTTGAGTTATTGTTAATTGCTTTGTTGCATTATCATAATGAAATTGTATAAAAGATCCAAATAATTTTCCTACTAATTCTTGATATGATGCAAAAGCATAGTACGTGGCAAGTCCACCTGTTGCTCCTGCTCTCAAAAGATACGTGTTTGTATATGCTAAATTAAAAGGTTCAAAAAGCGTCCCACCTTCACCGCCTTCTGTTCTGGATCCCACAGTTCTTCTAAATAGCTTTCTTACATTGATTACTTCGTCGGGTAAAATATACTTGTTTTGGTTCTCTTTTAACGTGATAAATGCATAAGATTCTTCCACAGCATTAGATGAACGTTGTCTGTATCTATTGATCGCTCGTTCTAGTGCAGTTTCGTAGTGTTTTGGGTCTAATTCCACCTCAATCATACCCTCACCTAGATTATTTTTGATATAATCGAAAACTTCTTGTTGCATGGTTTGTAGTTCTGACATACACATATTTACCGTTATCATCATTACAATAAATATGTGTGATATGCCACGAATATCTATTTTTAAGCCCGAAAAAGGCAATGACTACAAATTTTTTGATCGCAACATCAAAGAGATGTTTACGGTTGGAGGTACGGATTTACATTTACACAAATACCTAGGCCCTCATAGACAGGGTGACACGAACAAGGACGGACTTGCTTCTCCTACTCAACCTAATTACGCACCAAGCGAAACCAACGAAAGAACAATACAAGATTTACTATTTTTAGAAAATAGAGATCGAAACTATGATGCAGATATCTACACAGTTAGAGGCATTTACAATGTATCAGATGTTGACTTTAATTTGTCGCAATTTGGTATGTTTTTACAAAATGATACTTTATTTTTAACAGTACATCTTAACGACTCAGTTGAAAGACTAGGTAGGAAACCTATGTCTGGTGATGTAATTGAATTTCCACATTTAAAAGATGATTATTCTTTAGATGCATCCATACCTATTGCACTAAAAAGATACTATGTTATAGAAGATGTAAACAGAGCGGCTGAAGGATTTTCACAAACTTGGTGGCCTCATCTTTTAAGGCTGAAATTAAAAACACTTGTTGACTCTCAAGAATTTAGAGACATACTCGGTGATGCTGACACAACAGGTTCTTTAGCAAGTTACATGAGTACATTTAACAAAGAAAAAGAAATTAATGACGCTGTTGTAAATCAAGCAGAAGCAGATGCACCGAAGTCAGGATTTAATTACAAACAATACTATGTTGCACCTATTGATGAAAGAGGAAACATAAGAACAGATAACGTTAACACTGAAGAACAAAGAGCAAGTGGAGACAGAACTGTTAATGCTGTTCTCGATACTCCTGCAACTTCGCATTATGGATTTTATTTAGATGGTGATGGTAACGCACCAAACGGTCATCCAGCTGGATTTGGTACTTCTTTTCCTACAGGTGGTATTGGTGTTGACAAAGGTGATTATTTTTTAAGAACTGATTTTTTACCTAATAGACTGTTTAGATATGATGGTTTAAGATGGGTTAAAATTGAAGATAATGTAAGAATAACTAAAACCAATACTGATTCAAGAGCTAATTACAAAACAAAATTTATCAATCAGTCAGGTACAACTACAATTAATGGTTTGACTGTTGAACAAAGACAAGCATTGACAGATGCACTAAAACCAAAGGCTGACAATTAATGTTACATTTTTACGAAGGACAGGTTAGAAAATTTTTAACACAATTTATAAGAATTTTAAGTAATTTTTCTGTTGAAACAGGTAAAGACGCTTCAAACAACGTTAAATTAAGGGCAGTGCCAGTTGTTTACGGCGATATGACAAGACAAGTTGCAAATATTATAAGAAATAATTCAGAAAACGTTATGCA